AACGTGCTCGACACCATCAAGTTGCTGGTTCAGATGAAGTTCTGGGTCGAGGTGGTGACGCTGGTGGTGCCGGGGTTCAACGCGGTTGACGGCGTTGGCGCGCGCTGGCGATTGCCGTGAGCAGAACGATCCCGGAGTGGTAAAAGCCGGGATGCCTTGCCGTCATCAAATCTGAACGAGCTGGGCGTGCTGCCGGTTTGCACCGGCGTGACCCCGGCGATTGCATTTCGCAGGGAAAAACATGTTGTCGAGCCAAAAGGACAAGCTTGCCTCGGGTCGGTCCTACCCGATGAAAACCTCGTTGCTGGATGCGTTTCTGGCCGACGTGGCGCCGGATCTGTGGGCGCGCGTTGTTTACTCAACATGGGGGCGGGACGGAGATGTGTTCGCTGCCCGCTACCTGATGCCCAATTGCCAGGTGCACCATCGTCGCTTGTTTCTTGGGGTCAGGAGTGTGCCCTCGGCGCAGCGTGCGGTGGTGCAGCAGTCACTGATCGATGTGACCTTGCCGGCCCTGGCCGTGTGGCTGCGCCAGATTCACGGCCTGCCCCACAATGCGACGGTGCTGTATGAGCGTCCGTCATTCCATGCGACGTTTCTGGAGGGTGAATTGCAGATCACGGCACGGCCCAGGCCCGAGCGGATGCAAGCCTTTCCTGCCTCCACGCGGTGATCGCGGCGCCTGCTCGCGTCGCGCACCGTTGCCGCACGGATCATGGCCGGCCTGAGCGGCAAACCGTGCGGCAGGTGGGATGATTGATCCGGATCGGCGGGGCGGTTCCAGTCCGGCAACGCCAGATGGCACGCGGGTGTTGCCGGTTCCGGTATACGGCTGAAGTCACGGCCGGCAATGCCTGTTTCAGATGGGCGAACGGCTGCCGTTATTGTGAACGATCTGGTGATCGGGGGCTTGATGAAACATGGCACGCGAAAGGACGCAACAAAGTGGCGTGGCCAAGAAGCTTTGTGGAAATATTTCTTTCTTTCACAATGGCCTCAGGAATCCATTCACAGCTTGCTCCCAAACGGCGCTAAACTGCTGTGACTGAACCGTCGGCTTGACTCTTCATCTATCGAATCATGCAGTTCGTCCTGGACCCCGAGAAAGCGTTGGAAGCACTGCTGTATGCGGCAACCCAAACGCCCGGGAACGATATGTATAAGGCACTCAAGGTGCTTTATGTTGCAGACAAGCTCCATTTGTCGCGCTATGGCCGCTTCATCTATGGAGAGACCTACGCTCGTCTGCCGTACGGTCCGGTTCCGCAGGTCGCATATGACATTGCGCGTTCCGTGAAGGAACCTTGGCGGCATACCCCGTTCGGGCATGACAAGGTGCTCGAAGTTCTGGATCGGGATCACACGACGCTGATTCCGAAACGTGCTCCGGATCTCATGGCGCTGTCAGAGTCCGACATTGAATGCCTGGACGAGGCCATTGGGGAACTGCGCAACGATTCGTTCGAAAACGTCAAGGGCAAGACGCATGACACCGCGTGGGAGCGTACGCCTCCGTCAGGTCATATCTCGATCGAACATATCATTGAGACGCTGCCTCCTGAGCGGCAACAAGCTGTTCGGGATTATCTCGCTGCATTTTAGAGACGGTTACGGTGTCGCTCCGCGTTGGAGATGTATTTTTTGAGCGGGTTCGCGCCATCTCCAACAGAGACAAGAAGTATTTCATCATTGTCTGCTCAGTCGACCCTGTCCGGTTTGTGCTGATCAACACGCGCAATGCGGTCGATGTACTCTGCAATCCAGATCTGGCGCCGACGCAGGTCCCCGCGTTGGCGAGCGATTTCGAGTTCTTGAGATATGACTCATGGATCGGTTGCAACGAGCTCTTTGGCGGGTACAACGCGGAGGAACTCGCAGCGCTGATTGCGGCGGGGCATCGCCGTGGAACCATCGGAAATGGCTTGCTGAATCTCATTCTGAATGCGATTGATGCCAGCAAAACGATTCCGGGGCGGCAAAAGCTCAGATGCGTGGATGACATCAAGTCTGAGCTCGCCAGGCGGGCGCAAGGCACGCAAGGTAACTGACAGAACAACCTCGCTGTGCATTCGCTGGGGCGGCAGGCGTGGCAAGGCGGCTCAGAAGATCAGGATGCCTTGATCCAGACGCGATGCTGATCTGATTGCGGCGAAGCTTCCCACTGCCTCCACGCGCTGATCGCCGCGACTGCTCGCAGCACTCCCCGTTGCTGCCTTCCCCCTGCGCTGAAGTTCCCACGTTGCCCGCCGCCCGTTGTGGGTATGCCGTCTGGCCGCGCTGATCATGGTGGGCATCAACGGCAACCCAGGCGGCGGGCGGGATGATTGATCCGGATCAGCAGGACGATTCCACAGCGGCAACGGCAGGCGACACGCTGGCGGTGCCGGATGCGCCGGCGCGGGTGAGGCTGGACGATGACGCGGCCGATGCGGCGGGGGCACCCGAGGTGCTGAACGCGCAGGTGTTGCGGGCGATCCTCGCGGCCGCAGGGCCGGATGCGCTCACGCCGGAAGAAACGGCGTTTCTGGCCGCCGCCGATGGTCGCGGCGCGGCCGGTGATGCGCAGGCCCACCATGCCAATCTGGCTGAATTTGTGGCCGAGAACGATCTGAACCGGATCGCTCAGGATGTGATCAGCTGGGTGGACTGGGATGAGGAATCCCGCGCCGATTGGTACGCGCAGGAGAGTCGCGGCATCAAGGCGCTGGGCGTAACCCGCGAGGTGGACGGCGGTGCGCGCTTTGAGGGCGCGTCGACCGTGGTGCATCCGATGCTGGCCGAGGCCTGCGTGCAGTTTGCGGCACGGTCGCTCAACAAGGTGTGGCCCTCTGGCGGGCCGGTGCGCGCCAACGTGGTCGGCATGGCCAGTGAGGCGGTGCTGGAACAGGCCAAGCGTGTGGAGCAGTTTCTCAACTACCAGTACACGCAGGCGATCGAGGGCGCGTTCCAGCAGACCGATCAGATGTTGATCCGCCTGCCGCTGTCAGGTTCGGTGTTCGTGAAGGTCAATTACGACCCGGACGGCGGCATCACCCGCGGCATGGTGGAGCCGGCCGATTTTCTGGTGCCGTACCGGGCCACCGATCTGCGCACCGCGCCGCGTTATACCGAGCGCTGCCTGCTCACGCCCAACGAGGTGCGGCGCCGGCAGCTGTCTGGTCTGTATCGCGATATCAAGCTGGCGGCGCCGCACGATGATGGGGATGACTCCGAGCGCAACCGCATCATCGATCGCATTCATGACGCTGAAGGCCGCCGCGAAACCGATCGCGGCAATGATGATCAGCGCCATGTGATCCTGGAGTGCTACTGCGAGCTGGACCTGCCGGGCTTTGAGGATCTGCGTGACGGTGAGCCCAGTGGTCTGCGGTTGCCCTATGTGGTGACGGTGGACCGTGACAGCCAGAAGGTGCTGGCAATTTATCGCAACTGGCGTGCGGATGATGTGCGGCGCAAGCGCGTGGTCTATCACGTGCACTACAAGTGGACGCCCGGTCTGGGGTTTTACGGCTACGGGCTGTATCACTGGATCGGCGGTCTGAGCCGGGCCGCGACCGGGGCACTGCGGGCGCTGCTGGACGCGGCGCAGTTTGCCAACATGCAGGGGGGCTTTCGCGCCAAGGACGCGAAGATTCCCAACGGCAAGATGAACCTCGCGCCGGGCGAGTGGAAAGAAGTCGATACCGACGCGGAGGATCTGGCCAAGGCGTTTTTCCGGCTGCCGTGGAGCGAGCCTTCGGGCACGCTGCTCAACCTGATGGCGCAGCTGCAGGACATGGGCCGCAGCTTTGCTGCGACCACCGAGGATGCGCTCGGGCAGGGCAACGACAACACGCCGGTCGGCACCACGCTGGCGCGCATCGAGCAGGCCGGGCAGTTGCAGACCGCCATCCAGCGCCGGCTGCACGAGGCCCAGGGCGAGGAATTCCGTCTGGTCGCCATGCTCAACGGCGAGTGGCTGCCCGATCACTACCCCTATGCGGTGCAGGGCGAGGACCGGGTGGTGGCGCGGGCGGATTTCGACGCGCGCGTGGATGTGATTCCGGTCAGCGATCCCAATTTTGTCAGCAACGCCCAGCGTTATTTCATGAGTCAGGCCGTCTATCAGATGGCGCAGTCCAGCCCGGACCTGTTCGACCGCTACGAGGTGAACCGGCGGGTGCTGGAGGCGCTCAACGTGGACGGCATCGACCGGTTGATGACGCCGCGTGGCGGGTCCGCGCCGGCGCCGGTACCGACACCGCAACGCTGCGATCCGGTCACCGAGAATGCGATGGCGATGCTTGGCCAGCCGCTCAAGGCGTTCATGGAGCAGGCGCACGAGGCGCACATGGCGGTGCACCGGGCGGCGCTGCAGGCAGCCGACCGGCAGAGCCCGCAGGCGGCGATTCTGAACGCGCACCTGCAGGAGCATCTGGCGCTCGCCTATCTGTTGCAGATGAGTCAGGACACCGGCATTGCCTTTCAACTGCCGGGTGTCAGCGACGCTGACAGCGCGGCGGTGCAGGGCAATCTGCCGCCGGCCGTGGAAAACCGTATCGCCCAGCGTGCGGCGCAGGCGGTGAAGGCGCAGACGCAGGCGCCAGCCAAAGCGCCGTCGCCTGATCCGGAGTTGTTGCGGGTGCAGGCCGAGATCGCGCGTCTGGATCTGGCGACCCAGGCCGAGGTGGCCCGCCGCGATGCGCAAACCCGGGCGGACATCGAACGCCGCAACGCCGAGGCGCAGGCCGAGATCCGCCGTCTGGCGCTGATCGGCGCAGCCCAGCAGCACTGGCTGCAGGAGCAGGCTCTGGCCGGCGCGGCGGCACCCGCGGTGCCGCAGCCGCCGGATCTGGATGAGGGACTGAGCGAGCCGGGCAGCACAGACAAGCGCAGCGCAAGCCCGGCCGATGCCGCGGCTGATGACAGTGCTGATGAGTGGGCTGATGAGTGTGCCGATGAGAGAGTCGATGACGCGGCAGCGACCCTGCCCGCAGGGCCCTGGTGATCGAGGCGCTGGTGACCGCCTACCGCAAGGCGGTTCATGAGCAGATGACGGCCGCGGCTGACTTTGTTGCGGCAGGCAAGTGTGCCTCGTTCGAGGACTACCGCGCCAAGTGCGGCGAGATTTCCGGGCTCAAACGGGCCCTTGATTCCTTCACAGACGTGGTCAAACGCCACGGGGAGATTGAAGACGATGAGTGACACCAATCTGCCGGTCCGTGCAGTGGGCTGGCGCCTGCTGGTGGAGCCGGTGCAGGTCAGAACGCAGAGCGACGGCGGGATCATTCTCGCCGCCGAGTCGGTGCGGGCGCAGGAGTTTCTGCGCTATGTCGGCAAGGTGGTGGATGCCGGCAGCCTGGCCTACCACGACGCCCGTTTTGGCGGGCAAGCCTGGTGTGCGGTCGGTGACCACGTGGCCTACGCGAAGTATGCGGGGCAGGAGGTCATCGTCAATCCGGACGTCCCGGAGGGCGAGCCCAAGCGCTATCGCCTGATCAATGACGACGAGGTGCTGGCGGTCATTCCCGACCCGTCGGCGATCATGATTCCGCTTTGAGGGAACATCCCATGAAGACCCAAGCAGACCCCAGCGACAGCATCGAACTCGCTCCCGACGAGCCGATCATTTTCACCGACAGCCCGGAGGGCAGCGCCAGCCCAGCGGTCGAGATTCTGGCCGGACCGGCCGCGCCCGCCGCCAATGATGCCGACAGCGATTTTGCTGACGAAGCGGATCCTGACGCGAGCGTCGGGACGTTCGATGCAGACGCAGAAGGCGATGGCCAGGAAGCGCCGCGCCGGCCGCGTCGCAACCGCAAGGATTACCAGGAACGCATCAACAAGCTGGTGCGCGCCCAGCACGAGGCCGAGGAACGTGCGGCGGCGGCAGAGGCGGCCCGCGAGCTGGCCTATCAGGAACTGCAGGAGCTGCGTCGGCAGTTCCGCGTGGGTGATCCGGAGCTGCTCAACGAGCGTGAGCGCGCCATCACCGACCTCAAGCGCCAGGCCATCGAGGCGATGGACCTTGGGGCCTACGACTTGCTCAACCGCGAAGAACTGGAGCTGCGCGACGCCCGCGCCCGTCTGCAGGCCGAGCAGCAGCGCCCGCGTCCGGCGCCGCCACAGCCTGAGGAACCGCTGCATCCGGCGGCCGAGGTCTGGCTGTCTCGCAATCCCTGGGTGCGCGATCGCGCCAACGATGCGCTGGCCGCGCGCCTGGTGCGCCTGGAAGCCCAGCTGATGCAGGACGAAGGGCTGTCGCCGGGTGATCAGCTGTATCGCCGGCTCGATGAGGAGCTGCTCAAGCTGCCGGAATTCGATGTGGTGCGGGGCGTGATCGAAAACGGGCCGACGCTCGTCAGCGAGGCCGTGGTGTCGCCCGCCAGTGGCCGCCAGCGTTCGGTGATTTCACAGCCGGGTCGCGGTGATCTGCCGCCGCCGGCACGCCCGGATGGCGCCCCCCGCCAGCTCACCGACCACGACAAGCGCACGATGCGGATGTTCCGGCTCGACCCCGGCAACCCCGGCCACCGTGCGTCCTACCTCAAGTACCGCTGAGTGGGGCACGACATGGACGCGTCGAACATGCAGTCAGAAACCGCCACGGCAGGCGTTGTGGATAGCCCACGCCGCGCCACCCATAATCGGTCTCGTTCGGGGGTGCACGAATCCCGCAACCAGACCACGCGAGAAGTCGAGGGCATTCATGAAGAATTCCCGGTGGACTTCGAGCCCACGGGCCCGCTGCCGGATGTGCAGCCAAGGCCCGGATTCGTGCAGCGCTGGATCCGCGTCCGCAAGGGCGGACAGGATGATGCGCAGAATCTCTTTGCAGCCTCACGGAAAGGCTGGACGCCGCGCCGACCGGATACGGTTCCCAAGCACCTGCAGTTCATGGTGGTGCAGCGCGAGGGCATGGGTGGATGCGTCGGCACGCACGATTGCGTGCTGATGGAGCGACACGAGGCCATCAACGCCCGCGAAGTCGCCTACAAGCGCAGCGAACGCAAGGCGCGTCTGGCTGCGGTGCGGGGCAATCTGTTTTCTGAAGCCCGGTCCATTGACCGCAGCGGCCGCTACGTCACGGCGCCGTCTTCCGAAGGAAGCGAGCGCCGTGTCGAGCGCGGCCGGATGCCGCTGATCCAGGACGACGAATGATTCCGCTGCGAATCGCGGGTCCGCATCTTCCGTTTGAATTTCCGAGAGGCCAATCATGGCAAACATCAACGCGCCGAGCGGCTTGAAGCCCATCCGGCACCTGACGGGTGGCACCATCCGTCTCAACGAGTACTCGATCGCGTCTGGCTACGCGACCGACATTTTCCAGGGTGATCCGGTGGAGATGACCGGCACCGGCAAGAACGTGCAGCTCGCCGCCGCCGGCAACGCCGACAACATCGGCGTGTTCTGGGGCTGCCGCTACGTCAACGCCCAGGGCGAGCAGAAGTTTTCGCGCTACTGGCCGGCCAGCACCGCGGCCACCGCGATCAAGGCCATGGTCTATGACGATCCGGACCTGATCTTCGAGGCACAGGCCGACACCGCCGCCGAGGCCGATGTGGGCAGCCTGATCAACTGGGCGGCCGGCGCCGGCAGCGCCAGCACCGGCATTTCCGGCGCCTATGCCGATTCCACCACGCTGGCCACCAGCGCCGCGGCCCTGCGCATCCTGGGCATCGTGCCGCGCGTGGATAACGCCTACGGCGCTTACGCCAAGATTGAAGTTGCCTTCGCCGAGCACGCCCTCAAGGGTGTTGTTGCTGGCGTTGGCGGCATCTGAGGAACCTGAACCATGGCACAGATGACACGCGCGCAGTTCGCGAAATCACTGCAGGACGGTATCAACGCCCACTTTGGCCTGGAATACGACACCTGGCCGGAGGAATTCTCGCGGGTGTTCGACGTGGACACGTCGGACAAGGCCTACGAGGAAGACGTGCAGCTGGTCGGCCTGGGCTATGCCGCGGAAAAGGCTGAAGGCGGCGAGTACGCCGAGGACGCCGGGACCGAAGGCTGGACCCAGCGCTACACCCATCGCACGGTGGCGTTGAGTTTCCAGGTGACGCAGGAGGCGATTGAAGACAATCGCTACATGGACCTGGGCTCCAAGTACAGCCGCGCGCTGGCCCGCTCCATGCGCCAGACCCGCGAGGTCTACGCCGCCAACGTGCTCAACAGCGCCACCGACACCGGCTTTCTGGGCGGTGATGGCAAGCCGCTGCTGGCGACTGATCACCCGCTGATGGGCGGTGGCACGGCGGCCAACATGCTGGCCACGGCGGCGGACCTTTCCGAAAGCTCGTTGGAAGAACTGCTGATCATGATCCGCAAGGCCAAGGATGACCGTGGTCTGCCGGTGATGATCAAGGCACAGCAGCTGGTGGTGGCGCCGGAAGGCGAATACAACGCCCGCCGCATCCTGTTCAGTGACAAGCAGTCCGGCACCGATCTGAACGACATCAACGCGATCCGTCAGGCCGGCATCTTCGGCAATGACCCGACGGTGATGACCAACCTGACCGATGCCGACGCCTGGTTCGTGAAGACCACGTGCCCGGACGGCCTGAAGACCTTCAGCCGCATGAAGATGGTCAAGCCGCGCGTGATTGACGACATCAAGACCGGCAACTTCATCTACCGCGCCCGCGAGCGCTACTCGGAAGGCTGGACCGACTGGCGCGGCATCTACGGCTCGATGGGCGCCTGATCGTTCTGATCAGGCTGTTCATTCCGATCATTCAAGGAACAAGCAATGAATAGCAAGCACGCTGAAAACAGTGGTTTTGTCGCCACGCTGGAGAAGCTCGGTGAAGTGCTGTTGCACGAGGCCGAATCGATTGCCGAGGCGATTGAACGCAGCGCTGAGCGGCTGATGGGCGGCGCTGGTGAAAAGCCGGCCGCTGCCAGCGACGTCGACGTGGCGGTTTCGGCCGTGGACACGGTCGTGACGAGCGTGACCGCAACCGTGACCGAAACGGCTGCCGATGACGCGGTCGCGGTCGCGGATGACGCTGAAGTCGAGGAGGCCGCTGACGTCACCGCGGTGTCGGCCAGCACCGACACCACCACCGCTTAGGCCCTGCTCATGGCCAAGGCCCTGAACCTGTTCGG